AACTGAATACAGCTCAGAGCAGGAAGGATACAGAACTTTTGCCGAGCAAACTAAAGGCGATTGTCTTAGGGCAGCAAAGAAAGCAGGCTGGCAGTTTTACAGCAACAGGAGCAAATGTTTCGCTCCAGGTCATAAGGCGGGTTGATATGTCACATACTATTGCAACGATGAAAAATTCGACTGAATCTGAAAGAAAAAACAGAAAGCGGAAGTTAAAAGCGCGAATTAAAGAGATGGTTAGCAGATATGACGGAAGTAATCACTCGATGCAATTCGTTATGCCATGCATTAATTCAGATATCGACGAACTTATGCAAATCGCCAGGATTGAAGGGGTTCAGCAGGCAATGATGGAGACCAACCATGACAACTAATTCCCCCAATCCAGTTGATGGTGATGTGCAGGCGCTGATTGAATATTGCGAGTGCGAAATAGAGAAATTTAAGCGCTGCGTTGCTCAGTACCCCGATGCGCCAGTGCTTAGAAGTGATTTGAAGTTGCATGAAATAGCGCTCGCAGCTCTTACGGCTGAGCCTGTCTATCAGCTTATTGATGATGGTAAGTGGTATGACGCGCCGAAATATTTATTTGATGAAGCTAATCAGCGCGGTGATGAATCCAGAATAGTTTACACCGCCCCACCCGCTCAGCTTTTGCGCCAGGTGGAGTTGCCAGAATTCGTTTACGACCCAGAAGGTGAGCCCTTTCTTCACCGCGATGAAGTTGTAGAACTGCTTAGCTCATTGGGCCATGAGGTGAAATCATGATTAAGTTGTCAGAGTTATCAGAGCAAGCAAAGTTTATCGCAGAATGGTACGGTGCCGATTGGAGTAGCGCCTTATGCCAGGATAAAGATGGTAATCAAGACCATGAAATAATCTGTGAAAGTCGTGAAGAATCTGTAATTTCAACAGGTAGCAAATCAAATGAAGCATCATGGCTTTGTGATTACCTGGAAATGTGCAGCCCTGAAAATATTATCTCCATTGCTAAATATGTCGCTGAACTTGAACAGCGCCTTAACGCCACCGCACAGCCTGTAAGCGATGGGTGGGTGAAGTGTAGTGAACGCATGCCGCCTATCGGTAAGCGCGTGCTGATTCCAACATCGGGCCTGGGTGAGGCTATCGAAGCCGTTAGATACGAAAGCAATAAATTTAACCGATTTGGAGTTGAGGTGGTCGCTGATTACTGGATGCCACTGCCAGCAGCGCCGGGAGGTCAGTGATGATTAGTGATGAAAGGCTAGATGCAGTGGCGAAAATGGAAAATCATCCTATGCTGTTTCCACCTAATCATGATGAGTGTATAGAAATGGCAAAAGAGCTTCTGGTTTATCGTAAGGCGTTTAATGAGCCAGTGGCATTTACAGCCATGAGCAATGTAAATGAACTCACTCACGGAGTAAGCTACATGTGGCGACCGGGAAACGAAAAACCAACTGACGTTGCACTGTACCGAAAACCAACCATTCCGGAGGTATAAAATAAACACAAAGCAGGAAGTCTGGCAGGCCGCAAAGGAATGCGGTCTTGACCGATTCATCGCTAAGGTTGCCAAAGCCTTTCCTGATGCCATTGATGGTGTCAGAATCGATATGCCAGGCAGGAAGCTATGGCATATGCAGTCAAAAGAAAAGCGTCGCTAAGCGGGGTTTTTTTGTATGTGGTAAACTACTACTACATTATCTGTAGAACAGATTAAAAGCTGATAATTAATAGGTTTAATCTATGGCAAAACATTTATTTAATAGCGAAAATCAACCTAAAAACCGACGCGGCAAGGATAAGCGTCAGCTGCTTATTGCCGCACTTGAACGCCAGGGGCTGAGCGAGGATGCACTTTACGACAAGATTGTGCAGATGGCTGTGCATGAGGGCGATTCAGCAATGATGAAAGAACTTATCGTACGCTTCAGTCCATTGCCAAAGCCAGTGGCTCCGACCTTTGAAGTTGATTTCCCTGATGAAGGCACAGCTGTAGAGAAGATTGATGCCGTCATCCGTGGAATAGCTACCGGCGTTATCCCTGCAGACCTGGGAAAAACCTTTGCAGAGGTTGTACGCGTTGGACTAGATGTTCGCGAAGTCACTGAGTTGGCAGCGCGCCTTGAGCGCCTGGAAAAGTTACTGGAGGAGCAGGGGAATAGCTGATAAGGTAGATTTGCGGCTAGGAGGCATCCGAAAGTCGGCTCATCACCGATTGCCGCGACACTTCATGATGACCCTGATGAGGAATTAATTTAAATGTCTGCTAAAGAACATAATCTCACCTACGAAAGACTAACCGAGCTCCTTTCTTACGATCCCACGTCGGGATTTTTTGTTTGGTTGAAAAAGCCATCAGCAAGATCAAACAGAATTAAGGCAGGATGCATCGCTGGATGCGTAAAAAACGACTCTGGATATGTCGTTATAAATATTGATGGGCATAGCTTCCGCGCGCATAGACTTGCTTGGTTTTTTTCTTATAGAAAATGGCCTGAAGAGTTCATCGACCATATAAATCATAACAAGTCAGATAATCGGCTAGAGAACTTAAGATGCGCCACAAAGCACCAAAATGGATGGAACCTGAGAATGCCATCAACAAACACTTCAGGAGTAAAGGGCGTTTGTTGGGATAAGCGCGCTGGTTGCTGGGTTGCGCAATGCTGGGTGCAAGGAAAGCATTATCGAGTCGGAAGATTTCAAGACATTGCAGAGGCTGAAGAGGCGATGATTAAATTCAGGGAGTCGCATCATAAGGAGTTCTGTAACCATGGCTAGAAAAAGACTAAGCCTGGCTGCAATCGAAAAGCTGGAGCTTGTGGCGGGGTCAATATCAACTGTGTCACGATCAAAGGTGTTCGGCTTGGTATCACCAAGTGGTGATTTGGTTAAATCCATATACCTTACAGAAAGCGGAGTGACTGAGACCGATGAGGCGGCTGAGTTATTTGTGCCAGCAAAGCTTGAGCGCATGTTCTATCCTAAGCCATATAAGACAATCTATGGAGGCCGAGGCAGCGGGAAGACATACGGAGTAGTTAGCTACCTGCAGGAGATTAGCCGGTTCAAGAAGCGCCGTATCGCGTGCCTTAGGGAGATTCAGAACTCCATAAAGGACTCAAGCTACTCCGAGATTGTTGATGCGATAAGCCGCAACGGCAACAGCGAGGAATACCGCGTCGTAGAGAATGAGATAACCCATGGTGGCTCGGGTTCAAAGTTCTTTTTCAGGGGTATGCACAGGAACATCACTGCACTTAAAGGTATGGCTGGCGTTGATATAGCTTGGTGTGAAGAGGCTGAGTCGATAACCCGTGCGAGCATTGAAGTGCTAATACCAACCATAAGGAAGCCAGGCGCGGAGATAATCACGACATTCAACCCGAAGAATGAGCAGGACCCTGTGTGGCAGACCTGGGTTGCGCCATGGAAGGAGAGAGTGGTTGATGGAATATATGAGGATGATGATCGCCTAATAATTGAAATCAACTGGTCTGATAATCACTGGTTCACGGAAGAGCTTCGCCGCCACATGAACACAATGAAGGAGAACGACTTCGACCGTTATCTTCATATCTATGAAGGCCGATTCTCCTCCAGAAGCGATGAGCAGGTATTCGGCTGTAAATGGCGAGTTGCTGACTTCGAAGTTAAGCCTGAATGGCATGGGCCTTACTTTGGCATGGACTTCGGCTTTAGTTCCGATCCTACGGCCATGGTGGAAGTCTATATCGAAGAGCTGCCAGACAGCAGGCGCAACGTTTATATTAATCGCGAGTACGGCAGGGTGGGGCTTGAGATAACTGATACGCCAGCAGCTATGGAGCAGTCATTCCCTATGGCGAAGAGGGCGAGGTGGTATGCTGATTGCGCAAGGCCAGAGACGATAAGTCATATCAGGCGCGCCGGATTCGACATCCATCCATGTAACAAGTGGGCTGGAAGCGTAGAGGAGGGTGTCACATGGTTAAGGGGATGCGATGCAATCATTATCCATGAACGCTGCAAAGAAATGCAGAATGAGGCGGCCATGTACAGTTATAAAGTCGATAAGCTGACTGGAAACATACTTACCGACATTGTGGATGCGCATAACAATTTCTGGGACTCAGTCCGCTACGCGCTAAATGACCACATTGTTCAGCGTGGAGCCGGCTGGATTCGCCGCAAGCGCTAGCAACGAATCTGGAATGTGACAATCTTCTGCACGGTGCCGCGCTTCATTTCCATTTTCTCTGCGATGACTTTTGGTGTCAGGCCTTCATCGTAGAGCGCCCGGCACAACTCAACATCGGCGTCGGGTATCTGGCACATGTAGTGTCGGTCACCTTTCTTTTTAAATTTAATGTTGTTGTTCTGAGCAAAGCTCTGGATTGCACGATGACTGATTCCAAGCATTTCGCCAAGCTGAATGGCGGTCATGCAATGTGCATTCTCGCGCACAAGCTTCTTCTCTGCCTCAGTCCAGCGATGATAGCGAGCATTAAGGCTTATTCCGTTGCGCGATGCTGTGTGTCGCACGCTGTGCTCAGTGTAGCCAGTGCGTTCAGCAATCTCTTTAACTGTGAACTTGCCTGCCATCTGGCGAACCATTTCGATGCGCTGCTTTGCTTGTGTGTTTTGAGGTTTCATATCAGCTCCTGCATTTAATTTAATGTAAATCTACTCCATGCAAATATCTACGTCAATATCTTGAAGTAGATTATTGCTATCTACTTCAACCTGTCATAAACTACGTCAAACCACAGGAGGATTTATGAAGCCAGTCGCCTATTCGAAAATCAGCGAAGATGAAAAAATGCAGATGTTCTCACTGTCTCGGATGGGCCTGGCTGATGAAGTCATAATGTCCAAGTTCAATGTGGATGAAGATACGCTCCTGCGCTGCCTGGAAGATACGTTCGTTAATGTCCAGGTTGCGCGGGGGTACAATAAAATCGATAAGAAAGGCGGCAGCCTGAGGGTGTGATGATGACAGACAGAGAGAAGTTTGAGGCGTGGTATTCTGATTTTTCCGGCCAAACGATTGAGTGGGTTAAATCGCAACGAGAGGATGATAAGCGATACCTTGTTGGCGCATACGTTCAGGGTTACTGGGTATGTTATCAGTCTGCACTATCCTCGCAGCAACCAGCAGATGATGGAGCGCAGAAATGTTGACACAAGAAAGACTAAAAGAACTAATACACTACAACCCTGACACAGGGGTATTCACTTGGCTGAAGAGCCGCGGCGGAGCGGTAAAAGCAGGTGATATTGCCGGGGTTTTACATCATGACGGGTACATACTAATTAAGATAAACGGAAAAATTTATCTAGCGCACCGCCTTGCATGGCTGTACAAGACCGGATGCTGTCCAGCCGATATGGTGGACCACATCAACCAAAACAAAGCTGATAACCGCTGGTGTAATTTGCGGGAGGCTACGCGTTCACAGAATGCACAAAACACAGGTTTGCAGGTAAACAATACCAGCGGTGTTCGCGGTGTTGATTGGTGTAAGCAGGAAGGCAAATGGCGTGTGCGGTGCACATTAGACGGTAAGCGTTATAACCTTGGGTTGTATGACGATCTGAAAACGGCAGCTGCTGTCGCATCAGACGCGCGTAAAAAGATGTATGGCGAATTCGCCAGCCACGAGCGCGACATCATCGCCTATCGGGTGGTGAAGCCATGAGCAGCTTCGTGCAGTTAATCTCATACAAGCTGGACAAGAAATCAGAAAAGACAGAATCTGTCTATTTTGTTCAGCACTCATCACGCACTGTTCGCTATGAGAAACGAAGTGGAGGATTGCTTGACCAGGAGCTTGTGATTACGGGCCAACTTTATCGAGGCGAATACCGCGCAGATATGAAGTTTGATGGATTCCCACAATGCGGCAGTGAAAGAGAGGCTGCGTTACGGCTGGCCAACTGGATGCAGCGGATGGGTGCTGCAATTGAAGATTACTGGAGCCAGCCATGACAACCAAATGCACCGGCCTGATGGGACGCATCTTCGGGCATAAGTGGCATCAAAATCAGCAGATTGTTCATTGTTATCATGGCGTGGTAAGAACTAATGTCTTTAATTGCCAGCGCTGCGGCGCGGTGACGGGAGAGAAGAAGTGATTGCACTATTTGTTATTGGTTATTTCGCAATTGGCATTGCGCTTTTCTTTGGCTTCTGGCGGTGGATTGCACTAGAAGGTGATGAAGCAGGAAATAACTTCACGTCGCTTGCGCTGCTTTTCATTTGGCCAGGTGCAATTGCTACTATCGGCACTTGCCTGCTAATTTGCTTCTTGCTGGATTGTGGAAAAAAGGTGATGAAATGAAGTGCCGCATGTATGACATTTATTGTAAATGTAAGGGGTGGATTTAGTGAAAGAATCTATTTTTGCGACAGCGTGGTTCGCTTTTTGTGGTATTGCATGCGCGGCCTGTATGAAAGGAGCTGATTTACCTCTCGACGTGAAGTTTATTTCATTCCTTCTTGTTTGGTTCGTCACTGGCGCAGCACCTCCTGCTTTTTACAAGCTCATGCGACAGTGGTTTGACTAATCATGATACAATCCCTCTCATAACCCAGAGGGATTTTTTATGTCCAAAATCGATGCAGTTAATGCCTATATCAAAGACCGCGTGGCAAATAACAACCGCCTGATTGAGCGAGAGCGCTGCGGCTTTGCGCAGAGCGCAGACCAGAAGCACGACCGGATTTATTCTGAGCTCGGCTACCCTGAAGAAATCACCCCGCAGATGTTCCGCCACACCTACGAGCGCCATCCAGCAGCAACCGCTGGTGTGCATCGCATTCTGGATAAGTGCTGGTCCAAGTTTCCTCAGGTTCTGGAGAAAGGTCGAGACGATGAGGCTGAAACCCCATGGGAGACCGAAGTCAATGGTGTAATGAAGCGCCTCTGGCCTTTCATCAAAGATGCAGACCGCCGCAACCTGGTTAATCGTTACTCATGCATCATCATGCAGATCAACGATGGCAAGGCGTGGGACCAGCCTGTAGCAACCGAGAAGACCAACCGAACTAAGGCGCGAGCCATCACCCGATTCATCCCTGCATGGGAAGAGCAGATGCGGCCATCTGAGTGGGATAACGACGAGACCTCAGAGAATTACGGCCAGCCGAAGATGTGGGAGTATCAGGAGTCATATGTTGACAGTCTGAACACTGATGGCAAGCCAGAGCGCAGCGTAAAGATTCACCCGGACCGCGTTATCGTCCTTGCCGAGGGTGCAATGGATGGCTCGATTTATTCCGGAATCCCGCTGTTGCGCGCTGGCTTCAACAGCCTCATTGACATGGCGAAGATTTCCGGCTCAAGCGCAGAGGGGTTCCTGAAGAACGCCAGTCGTCAGCTGAACGTTAACTACAATAAGGAGAATGTATCCGCACAGTCTCTTGCTCAGCAGATGGGCGTAACTCTGGATGAGCTGGGCGACACGCTCAATGAAGACGTGGCGCGGCTTAACGAAGCCATTGATGCGGCCATGTTCACTATGGGTGCGGACGTCAAGGTGCTGAGCGTAACACCTGCGGACCCGGAGCCATCATGGACTGTTGCAGCTAACCAGTTTGCTGCTTCGATTCAGCGGCCCTTTACTATCATCTTCGGGCAGCAGACCGGGCGGCTTGCATCTGACCAGGATAAGATTGACGACGCCAATGGTGCCACCCAGCGCCGCCACGGCTTCCTCAACTGGTTGATTGTCAGCATCGTTGAGAGGCTGGCGAAATTCGGCATCATCAGCCAGGCCCCATCTGAAATCGAAATTGAGTGGGACGACCTTCTTGCCCCGACCGATGACGAGAAAGTAACGCTCGCATCCAAGCTGGCTGACATTAATTATAAATGCACCCAGGCTGGTGAGATTGCAGCATTCAGTATCGATGAGTTGCGTCGCGCCGCTGGATATGAGGCCCTTACACCGGCGGAAGCTCAGGCAATGCTAGCCATGCGCATGCAGATGGCGGCAGAGGCTCAGGCGTCAGCACAGCAACAGCAGAGCGCGCCAGATGCAACTGCTTAAAATCAATGCGCGGATTCCCTCGCCGCGCCTTCCCACTTCAACTACTGACCCGGTAGGCGCGAATCGCCGGGTTGGTGCGGCATGGAAGGTTCTGGATAGCAAATATAAGGAGCTGCAGCGCCGCATCATTGAGCTGTTCGATGGCATTCAGTCGGCACAGGTCAATGCCAAAGGTTATGGCTACCAGTATGACTTCAGCGCGCAACTAGCAGCCAGCATCAGCGACGAAATCCAGCGCATCTTAGATGAGGTTCTGCTAGATGGTGCTGACTATAATCGGCTATGGATTGGCATCGATGTTGGTGGCGCGTATGAGTCAGGCATGAGACTGGCGCAGGGCAATCTAGCTAACATGAGCGCCGATTACGCCGCGCAGCGCACCATCAGCGACATTCTTTACTCAGAGCCTTACATGCGCCGCCTTGGTATCGCATACTCATCCACCTACAGCGACTGGAAAGGCCTTAGCGACCAGGGTCGCGCTCAGCTTGCTAGCGTCATCACTGAAGGTATCGCAACCGGTAAATCACCCACAGGCGTCAAAGATGACATCATCAATCGTCTGGATGTCAGTAAGAGTTACGCGAAGCAACTGGCACAGACTGAAATCACAGGTGTATTGCGTCAGGCGCGCAGAGATGAGGCGACTGAAGCTAATGTGCTACTGGGATTGAATACCAGGCTACTCTGGTCCTCGGCTTTATTGCCAACAACACGCATTACTCATGGGCGCAGACACGGCAACACATACACACCAGAAGAGGTTGCGGATTTCTATTCTCAGGATGGCAATAAATTTAACTGCCATTGCGGAGTTACGGAGGCTCTTGTGATTGATGGCGTGGTTCAGATGACCGAGCGTGCAAAGGAAAGGTATGCAGAGGCCAAAGCGACATGGATGGCAGCGCAAAAATAAACCCGCCGGAGCGGGTTTGTTAAGGGTTGATTTTTCATTTATCCCAGCGGTAAATTGTACTTGTACTTGCGAACAGGTTGCCGTTCTTTCTAATTTTGCGACCAACAAGCCACTTGCTGCCAAGCGTGGCGGTCCCATAGCGGGATTCGACAATAAAATCAGACCCGCCGGAGGAAACTTTCTGTCCTTTTGACACACCAAGCTCGGACAGCGATTCCACAGACCATTCAAGATTAATTTTATTTAGCTCATCCTGAAGTCTACGGAGTTCATCTTTAATAGCCTGCGCTCTGCTCTCTAATTCCATGTATCTTTCCATGTAACCTCATCTAAATTTTTATATGAAAGCCGTCTAAGCAGACAGCTTTACGGTGTCACTCAATTGGGGGTTTAGGTAGGGGCATCCAGTGGGTGATTTCTTTTGGATTCATTTTCCCGTAAGGGCTGAAAACGCACCAAAATTCCTCTCTGTTTCCGCTTGGAATCCCAGCAATACAGTCAATGGCAGTAACCATCTGACCATCCGTAGCCAGAACTTCTTTTGATTCGTATGCTCTGACTTCATCGATATCTATAGGCATCCGCTCGCTGCATTTAACCCAATCCATCCTCTCTCTCCTGTAGTAGTTACTGGCCCCGGGCGCGGAGCATTGCGTCGGCCATTTTGTAAGCGCAATTTGCGTAATAGTCGAAGTCGCCAGGATGTTCTTCGTGAGTTACTGGCCCATTAAGAGAGCCAATTACCGCCACCAGGCCCTTTGCAGCAAAGTAGTCACGCAAGTCCATACCTTCTGTGCGAACGTTCTCGTTGAACCAGTTAGCTTCAGTGGTAGGAAATGCTGTAATTGGATATTGACTCATCTCATTAGTCCTTAATGAATTCCATGGTTGGGAAGCTAATCTTTGACTCAAGCAACTCAGCGTGGACGCTAGTAATAATTGCCGTGTGGTGCGGGTGCTCATTCTCAGCCATCCACTTGATAAGTGGTTTTGCTGCCTCTTCGAACGACTTCATTTTTTCATCACTCATACAATCCCCTAAACAAACGCATAAACACACACTCCCATAACCGCAAAGACTGCCCAGCCTAACCAGTAGTTGTCAGTGGATATCATGGGAGTGCTCCAGTTAAGATGCCTCAAATTGAGGCCGTTTATGAATCAGTTTTCGCCGCCAATTGCCTGATATAATCGCTCTGCCTCTGCTTCTCCATCCTCTGCTCGCTCCTCGCAGAATCCGATGAAGCTGTGCCAACTCTGGCCAATGAAGTCTGCAATTATTGTCAGGTCCATTTCGTCTACTTCTTTCATATATATTTCCTCATTTAGTGATGTGAACTGCTTCTTTCCGCATTTTTCGATGACCTGCCTGATACAAGGCAACCTCTGGCAAGCAAGCTGACCCACTCTTATGTTTACTTACCATGCTGAATCTGAATCAACTGTTCGCGGTTAACCGTTACTGAGT